GGCTGAAAAGGAGAAGAATGACAAGCAGTGGTACAAGGATAAAATACGGATACTGGATGCCCATTCTAATAAAACTGTTTATGGTTTTGATGGTATCTCGGAGTATCACAGAATGAAGGTAAACTATGATTTATTTAACAACATACTGGATACCAGGGATTTTGAATATATCTCCAAACCCTTTGGGGAAGAGGGGGGAGAACTCCCAGCCAAAATGACCAACAGGGATATCCTGTCAGGAAAGATTAAGGCTATCATAGGTATGGAACAACGCAGGGGATTTGACTACAAAATCTATGCAGTAAATCCAGATGCCACTACCCGCAGGGAACAGGAGGAGTTTGGGAAACTCAGGGAGTATGTGGTAAATAGTATTATGCTCCACATCAAACAGCAAATGGAACTGGAAGCCCAGCAACAGATACAGGAACAGGAATTGACACCACAGCAAAAACAGCAGATACAGCAACAATTGCAGGAGAGTCTGAAGGCAGCTACTCCAGATGAAGTAAAGCTTTATATGGAGAGGGAACATCAGGACCCAGCAGAAGCCATGTGTTCTCAGCTGCTGGAGTATTTATTACTCAAGACAGATGCTAAGCGGAAATTCAATAATGGTTGTGGTCATGCCACCAAAGCTGCCAAAGAGTTTTACTGGGTGGGGGAAGTGAATGGAGAACCTGATTTCAGAGTATGTAACCCTTTACGATGTAACTATGACAAATCCCCAGACCTGGAGTTTGTAGAAGATGGAGAATGGTTTACCTATGAATACAGAATGAACCCTTCAGAGGTTATTGCCTTTTTCGGGGATGAACTTACCAATGAAGAAATTGACAGAATATACAAGGATTTTACCACCTATGTGCAAACTCCTGATACTGCAGAAATGTTTGATTTTTCAAGACAATACATCAGGGAGGAAAGGCAGACAGTCAGGGTATTTCATGCTACCTGGAAGGCATTAAGGGAAATCAAGTTCCTGACCTATAAAGATGAAAACGGGGAAATACAGGAAACTATTGTGGATGAGAGCTATGTGCTTAATCCAGAGGCTGGGGACATAAGCATTACAAAGGAATGGATACCTGAAGTCTATGAAGGATATAAGATAGGAGCCGATATTCATAAGAAGATGAGGCCTGTACCTGGACAGTTCAAGGACATGGACAACCTGTACAAAGCAAAACTACCATACTACGGAGCTGTGTATGATGCCAGCAATTCCCTGCCCACATCCTTTATGGACAGAGGTAAGGTATGGCAGTACTATTATAATATTGTTATGTATCGTTTGGAGCTGATGATGGCTTCAGATAAGGGAAAAAAGGTACTGATGAATATCAATGCTATTCCCGATAGTGCTGGTATTGATATTAAGAAATTTCAATATTTTTTTGAAAGTTCTCCTTTTGGTTGGTTTAATCCCAACGAGGAAGGGGTGGATTATACAGATGTGAATACTATTGCCAAGGTACTAGATTTATCCATGGCTTCGGACATGGCAAAATATGTGGAACTGGCAGACAGGATTAAGAATGAATGTGGTGATGCCATGGGAATACCTAAGCAGGTGGAAGGTCAGATAGCCTCCTATGAAGCGGTGGGAAATACCCAGCAGGCATTGGTGCAGAATAGTTATATACTGGAGACTTTCTTCAGTCTGCATAATATAATAAGGAGAAATGTCCTGACAGGGCTGCTTGAAATGGCTAAGGTTTGTTATTCAGAAAATACACCCAGAAAACTTACTTATGTGGTAGATGATATGACTCTGAAAACACTTACCCTGGAACCAGCCCTGTTGGACAACTCCACTTTAGGTTTATTTATTGATGATGGAGGTAAAGCTCAGGAAATCAAGAATTTGATTACTTCCATTGCCCAATCTGCCATTCAGAATAACCAGGCCAAGATACCTGATTTGATTGCCATCCTGAAACAGGATAGTATATCTGTTGCAGAGGATATTCTGCGTAAATCTCAGAAGGAAATACAGGAAGAAACTATGGCTGCTCAAAAGTCTCAGCAGGAAAGCTCAGAGAAAATTGAGGGTATTAAGTCTGAGCAGGAAGAAAAGAAACGCCAGCATGAAAAGGAAATTGTGATACTCAAAGAGGAAGAGAGAAGAAAAACTGTAGTGGTACAGGCTTCCCTTATGGGTGCTTCCTTTAATCCTGAACAGGATGCTGACAAGGATGGCCTTAATGACTTTATTGAAATTGCTAAGCATGGACTGGATGCAGATATTAAAAAAAGCAAGCAACAGCTGGACAGGGAGAAATTTGAGCACCAGAAGGTAGTGGATGCCAAGAAGAATGAAATGGATGCTAAAAAGCTTGCTGTTCAAAAGCAAAAAATAAATAGCGGTAAATAGCTGATAATTTATAAAAGCTATTAAGAAAAACTTAATTTTTATACTTTAAAATATTTAATTTTTATACTTAAATTTGTAACGGTTATGACAGAAACTAAAAAAAGCCTTGATGCTTTCAACTGGGATGCTCAAGCACAGGAAGTAGATTTTTTTGGTGAGAATGCCCCTGAAGGTATGGTAGTAGAGCCAGAAGAAGAAGTAAAGACAGAGGAAAAGGAAGAAAAGACAGCTAAAGAAAAAACTGAAGAAGAGATAGAGGAAGAAGATACCACCATCTTTTCAGATTTGGAAGAAGTTGTTGAGGAAAAGGAGGAGGAAGAAGAAGGGGGAAAAAAGACCTCTGCCTCTTACAAAGATATCTACACATCTCTGAAATCCAGCGGGATTTTTGACGAGGATGAAGAGGATGCAGAAGACCTTGAAGTAACTGAAGACCTGATTGTCAGCAAGTTTGAACAGTCTGTGGAAAAAAGGTTTGAGGAAGGGATAAAGGAACTCCCCGATGAACTTAAGAGCATTATTAAATTTGTTTCAAACGGAGGGGACTTTTATGAGATAATAGGCAGCTATACTGAAGGTGGAGCTCTTGACACGGATTTGGATATGTCGGATGAAGGTAATCAGGAGAGAGTGTTAAGAGCCCTGCTGGAGGAAGAAGGAACAGATGAGGAGCTGATTGACTCCCAGATAGAATTCTACAAAGACAGTGGAAAGCTGGAGAACATTGCTACCAAATACTTCGAGAAGTTCAAGGAAAAAAGGAATCAGGAGATAGCCAATAAAGTGGAACAACAGAAGTTGGCCAAACAACAGGCTATCCAGAATCAAAAAAATTTCAAGAAGGAATTGACCACCTTCATCTCAGAGTCCGAGAGTATTAAAGGACTAAGTGTAAACAAGAAGGATGTTAGTGAACTTCCTGACTATATAAGTAATACCAGTGTCAAACTACAGGATGGCAGACAGATTACCCCTTTCTACAGGGATTTGTTTGAAGCCTTCAAGGATAAGGAAAAAGTGGTGATACTGGCAAAACTGGTAAAAAACGGGTTTGATTTCGGAGATATTAAAAAAGAGGTATCCACCAGACAAACCAGAGAAATAAAGAATGACTTACAAAGACAAGCAAAAAATCAACCAAAAGAGGCTCACAAAGTTCAAAAAAGGTTAGTTGATTTAATTTAATAATAATAATAATAAACTATGGCTACATTAGGAAGTAAATTGATTACCAAAGAAATGCAGTGGAATGCAAATATGACTGAGCAAAACCACTTAGGAGCATCTCTCTTGGCTAAACCACAGAAGCTGGTAGGCGTAATGGACCAGCTGTTTACAGCAAAAAATTACTATTCCGATAATCCCCTTTCATCTACCCTTATGGGACAGAAAACTACAGAGGAAACTATTGGAACAACAACTTGGGAATGGGACTTAAAGGGAGCTAATACACGCCCTCTTATCGTGCTTGAAAATATGGAACCTGCTACAAATACCACTCCTGGTAAATTTGGCAGACCTTTCAAAATCAAGCTGGATGAAAATTGGTTCCTGCATGGTGATTATATCAGCCCAGGTACTTCTAACAAAAAATTCCAGGTGCGTATCCAGGATGACCCCATTCCTCATGGTGATGGTTGGATTTATACTGTGGTAATGGCTTCTGGTAATGTACAGGATTTTCTTCCTGTTAAGTACCTGCAATATGGACAGCAATGGGGTAAACTGTATTCTAAATATGAAGAAGCTGCTGAACAATCAGGTTCTACCCAATTCAGTCTGCCTATCTCTCTGATGAACAGAATGTCTCTCTACCGCAAGGAAT